TTTTTGCCAAATTGAATCCCCAACCTTGTTTCAATCCAACACTATTGAATGGCTGATTAAAATATCCTGAATATCCTTTATTAACTATTGTTAAACTAATTTCATTCAATGGTCTTTTTTGATTATCCAACAAACCCGCAAAGTTCAAGTCATAGTTGGATGTTACGTCATAAGTGTTACTACTTGTCTTTTGAGATATCCTTGTAACATTATTTGGTGTTATAGAACTATATTCAAGTTTCCTCTCTTCACCAAATATATTTTTTTCAAATCCTGCCTTAGTAATAGCAAGGTCAGTAAGGTTAGTTAAGACCTTATATTTCTTAACATAATACTTAGATCTTGTTTCTATTAAGTTGTCGGGATTAATGACTCTTCGAAATGTTCCAATTGTTCCATTATTGAATGTAGAACCTGTAAATCCAATATTAAATAAGTTGAATACATGTTTGTCACTTCCATATAATCCATTACCAATAGAATAAACTTGAAATATGTTGGACCCTCGATATGTCAAAGATAACTCAACGTATTCTCCTGTAGTTAATCCATGAGGAGCAACACAGACAAATGAAACTAACCCATTACCATTTTGCGTATTATTCCTGATTGAAAATGGGATTCCACTAGATGCAACCCAATTGACATCATTATTTGTTGTAGAGTAATATGTTAATTGTCTATTACTATCATTCTCATATGGGTATGTTAAATAATACATCCAATTATACGTGTAAGCACTTTTTGCTTTGTATTGAAAATGGTTGTCCCCTACATTAGGTCTATAAAAATCAAACTCATAATACTGAGGAAATCCTCTCCAAATACCACTTTGTTTTGAAGACGTTGGATCGGTATAATAAAGATTGTATTGAAATGGTAAATAGGTCGTAGTACCAGTATAGGTATTATCATACAAATATGTAATCTTGAATGTTGGTCTAAATATCGTACTTGTCTGTCGTTCATCATCATAAACCTGAGCAAGATTCAAGGTCGAAGTCCTATCATACTCAGTAATTTCTTGACTCTGTTCCTGAAGCGTTACAGAAAGTTCCTCATCTAAAGATGGTGCACCTTTATATCTAAGTCCACTCGGTATTATCGTATACTTATTCATCTACAGAATACTTTGTTTTGAATTTATCCAAAGCGGTTTCTCCTACAATTGTCCCAAAATAAAATTGGAATGGAGCACCAACTACAAATTTTTGTTTCAATGCACCATTCGAAACGTATTGACCATTTCCAACAGTCCCATTGACATTAAAAATATATCCACGTGCATTCAAATCATTGGACATAAAGTTAGACCCTAAAAAATAATCAGTATTTGTCGAATATCTATCTAATGATTGATATCTAGTGTTTTGAATAATATCTGATGAAGATGTTGCCCAAGTATTAAATTGGTTTCCAAATATTAAATTTGTATTCGCCAATCTCCACTGATAAAAAGGAACTTGTTGTGATTTAATTCCATATGGATATGGATAATAACCAATATCGTCACTACCTCTAAAATTAATTCGTCCAGGGGCAATATAATCTTTTGTTTGTAAATCTTGAGTTGTAGAAGAAAACCATACTGCAATTGTTGGATTTTTTGGAGTTCCAAGAATTTGAGTTGGTTGGTTAGTCTCACCAGAAACACTATCATAATATTCAGGTGAAAAATTAATATTACCAATTTCACAATTAATAGACATTAATTGTGCCAAGTCTCCATCAATTCTTCTCTCGTCCCTTGAAAATAGTTGATTAATAGAATTATCTCCCAAAGGTATTAACTGTTGTAAGAAATTTTCATCAGTGATTCTTGAAACCACAAATAGATTAATTAAATCAGATGTATCCCCATAACTTGTAGGACTAATGTTTGGCATTATAAATCCTCGAGTCGATGGATCGTAGGTTATTTCTGAATAGAAATAATCTTTCATCCCTAAATTTATAATAGTGGTTGGAAACAATAGATTCAAATCATTTACACTTCCATCATTATTTGTTTGTTTACCAACAAATCTATTAGTACTAAAATTGTAAGGACTACTTCTATAGTAGAAGTTATTACTATCCCGATTATAATAAATCACATCTTCACAAAATCTAACTTGACTTACTCTATTTTGCCTATTATAGAATGTGTCTACTTGAATTGGGAAAAAATATAAAGAACCATTAACCCAATTATTCATGAATGATTGGGATAAAACTCCTCTACATAGGCCATAGAAAAATCTAAACCTAAATGCCCATTCTCCGAAATTTCCAAGATCCTTAAATAAGTCCAATCCTGGTCTTCTCATGAACATATAACAACCTCTTTCAACCGCATCTTTAGTTGTACATTCTTGGTTAACTTCAAAATTATCTCCAAAACCCGTATAACAATCTAACCCGACCATATTTTCACAATCAAAGGATGATAATACTGTTATTTCGTTTGGTAATCCTTCCAAATCTGCAGTAGGAATTTGTGCACCTGTAGCATAACCTACTAACTCAACAGGTTCATCTAACTCGGGTATTTCATAAAAAACAAAATTGTTATTCTGTTGTAACAATGCCGGATTAGTAGTCCAAGCACTGCCATTCAATGCATCAGATGAAGGTAGTCTATCAGTCCTCATTACATTATTAATTTTAGAGGAAATTGCCATTGGAGACCCTGTCAATTGAGGATAAGCATTCGGAGTGAAATACTGAAATCTTACATCTCTATAACCAAAACTTACTCCCGCACTAATATTTGCAAATATGTACGATGCACCAGACACATCCTCAGATAAATCATATTTTGCTGAGTTTTGAGTTGATGAATAGAAATCATTATTAGTTCTTGAAACCATTCCAATGACACCTCCAATATTTCTTTGGTCCAATCTATTAGTATTAAATGTCGAGTCTAAACTGCCATAATAACCAACCGTTGAAGTTGTAAATCCGCTAAAATCATTTCCAGCTTCAAAAAAATACGACGGATAGAACATTCCACTTTGAGTGAAAGGTTGAACAGAAATATTTGTCTGCTCCAACTTTTGAATAGGTATATTCAATCGAGTTGATGCGGTAATTGTCAGATTTGAATCATCTATATTTTTTCCAAAAAGTCTACCTAATTTATATTCGTTTTCATATTTCGGAGAATAGGGGTCCACACCTCTTTGAAGAATTAGTATATATTGGTTATCTAAATTTTCTAAAACTGAAAGTGGACTAATTAATAAATTTCCATCATCTTGATACCCTGTAAGTGGGAAACCTCTTTTTTTCCTTAAAAATATTCTAGATGGTGCACTTAAAACATTCGGGAACGCTTCTAAATTATTTGTATCCCATATTTTGATAGCCTCAGAAATTGTTATTGCAGTAACGACTTGAAAATATTCTCTATCTTGTGGATATTGCTGACGGGTTACAGTACTACCAGTTGGTAAAGAATAAAAAACACTGCTATCCGTTAGTTCAGTTACAGCATATTTTACAGTTACATTTGTTGACCCTTGTGTTGTTGTTCCCGTAATTCCATTGACCAATCCATTGTCAGTTTGTGTCAAATACAAGAAATTTTTATCTGTAGATGTTGAAGGATTGACTGTTGTTAATAATTGTCCAGATTCATAGAATTGGTTTGACAAAACAGTTACAGTATTATCAAAGTGAAATTTTCCTAAGTTCGAATTTTTGGAAAAAGTCACCTTAATTTTATTCAATTCTTCAAAATATGATTTTCTAGTGTTAAAGACATTTATTCTTTCCCCCAAAGTAAGACTTTCGGCATATGCGAAATATCTTCTTTCATCAGACTCTTCAGATAAAAATCGAACAACTTGAGATACAGGAGTTTTGAATATATTCAAGTCAGCAACCGAATCATCATTACCTGCAATGGCCTCTGAAAAAATTAATGATTTTAACTGAACATCTTCTGAGGGTGTACCATCAGAACCAAAAAAAGATTGTAATCCATCGTAATAACTTAAAGGTGAAGAAACGTAGGACAAAATACCATTTGTACCCCCTAAGACATCAATCGATTCGACGTTTGTATCTTTACAAGTACAAGATTGACAGTCAGGATATGTAATCATTGGTAAACGAACCAAAAAACTTTTTGTTTCACATGACAACCTCAAAGCATTACAAATAAATGCAAAAGGCCTTATACGTAAAATTTTTACTCCACACAAGAAACACAAAGCCCTAATGACCGTTGTATAGATAAAAAGTAAAAGGTGAGCTTGAACCAAAAGAACTGACCCAACAAATTGAATTACTGTAAAAATAATTGAAAATAAAAAATACAGTAAGTCAAAATTTTTGAATCCATCATTTACAGGAAACTTATTAATAGTACTTGAGCATGTATCATCATCAATTTCTTTGATACCAATAAATCTTCCTCGACCACCTTTCTTATATTGGTCAATCAATGAAGATATTGTATAAACTCTATTAAACTGAAACTCATAGAATGTATCTTCACAATCAATAATTTCATTTAGTCTATCAATTCTTTCAGATCCTGTAAATCCATTAGTATAACCAGTCCAAGATAAACCGAAATAATATGAACTTTCTTGTATATCTTTTCTTGTTTGGTCTTCTACATTTGTTGGGTCTGAAAGAGAATTAGTCCATCCATATTCCTTTACGTTTGGAACTAGATAACTAGGCCTCCTCGTTTGAATAGTTAAATCATTTGGTTGTGTCCATTTAATTTTGAATCTGTATTTACCTTTGGTCGGTACCCCCAATGTTGAATCATTAGACAACACCCTTTCTCCAAATTCATTGGTAACTATATAATCCATATTCATCGGTAACTCCGTCAACCATGTTCCATCCCCATCAATAATGTTACCCGCTTGTTCCAATTCAAATACTTCCAAGACAGGATTACCATCAACGTCTTGGTCTACGGTTTGTCTAATCGCCAATATTTGACCAGGTCCTGAAGTTAAGTCGCATAAGTTACCTAGATTGTCTTTAGGCTTACAATTTTTTCTAATCCTAAATTTATCTGGAGAAGAAAACATAGACCCCATGAAAACCGAGGTTGGTTGAATGTCAACATTAGCATCATCTCGTAAATCGAAATCTAATCTGTTAATTGATATATCACATATTTCAGGGTCTCCCCATAAGGGTGATATTTGAGCGCTTTTTGTCAGGTTAATAATTTGTGGTAAAGAATTCAAATCATTTGATGTTCGAAATCTATTACCCGCAACTTGAGCTTCTGTGGCTAAACCTATCCTTATTAAATCTTGAGGTGTTAAAGAAAATTCCCCAATGTCAGAAAGGTCAACGTCCATGACTATGGTTTGTTCCCCCAACGGAACCCCCATAATCATATAATCCCCACTATCATTAGTTTTTGTTGTAAACCTATAATATTTGTCGTAAATTTCTACGGCAGTACTTCCTGTTAGAACATCCGATTTTGTTGGTAATGTTCCAGTCGCAGCATGTTTTGAATAAGAAGGAGTATATGGTAATAGATTGTATCGATACCCGTCACTATTTTTATCATTTGGTGATTTGTATGGATAGATACTTGTTATTAATGGATTTGATTCGTCAACCTGTTCAATAGGTATGAATATAGAAACTCTAGCATTAGGTACCCCAAATCCATTATTTGCGGTGACTCTACCAACTAAAACACCATAATTAGCACAACTTCTTGTGTAGATATCTGTTTGTTGTATTTTAAGAGATAAAATTTCTAAGAACTCAAATTCTTGGTCTAACTGTACATTAATTGATTTGTTAATACCAAGTTCGGTTCTAATTCTATATGAATCACCCATGTAATATCTTTAATTTATAAATAGTTTATGTGTAATTTTTAATAAACAAATAGACACACATTGTAAATTATAAACCAAAGATTAGGATAATAAACCTATTAAGAGAATGTTGTGGATTGGAAGTTTACTACTGAAACTTTAATATCTTTATTTGGATATCTTATTTGATAAACTTGTGAAGGCTGAGCAAAAATAGTATCGGCAACAGGAGCGATTTGTCTCGTTTCGGGATCTGAATATTGCATAGATGTTTCAGCCGAAGAATATTGCCCTCCTACATTATTGAAAACTTTAATTCCTGCAACTGTAAGTACACCATTTTGGTTCTGTACAATACTTTGTATCTCAGACAAATAAACATTCTGTCCTAATTCCCTCACTTGTGGATTAAAGTAAGTCGAAATTCTATCCACAACATCAGCAATAACTTGCCCTGAATTCTGTGCCGAAGTTAATACAACTGATACCTCAACACTAAGATCAATTACTTCAGCAGTCAAAATGGAAATATAGTCATTAATCATTCTATAATTAGAAAGATAGGTTGCAACATTTTGTCTCAAGGTGTTCGATACAATGTTAGTTAATTTACCAGAAGTATCATAAGACAACAATTGAATTAAAATTTTATTATCGTTTTCTGTAACTGAAACTTTTGCAGGTGCTCCAAATTCTGAAGGCATATTCCTGATAATAGATTCATAATCTTGTACAGTAACCGCTCTTTTTTGTGCCGAGAAATTAAACGAAACATAATTTCTTATTTCTTCTAAAGAAGGTAGTCCCGCACCACCAATCGCTGCGGTAACGTTATTACATCTTAGGGAATTAACTACAGATGAATTTGTAAGTTCTGATGGCCCATTAACAAAGAAAGACACTGTTCCGATTTGTGTAATAACATTTGTCCCTAAGTTAGTTCCTAATCCACCACCCACTCTATATTGAACGAATAGGGTTGAATTTGGAGTCAAAGCCGACCCCAAAGACAAATTGTTTGAATATCTTTGTAAATCTATTGTGGCACCTAATGTTGTGAATTGATTCAAAGCATCTTGGGCTGTATTAGTTCCTCCACCGAAAGTTAATTTCTTAAACCCTTCAGGAGTGTATTCACTGATGAATCTATTTTGTGTTTGAATATATCTACCAACCTTAATTCCTGGTTGGTCAGAAACTTTCGTAGGATCTTCAATAAAGACTCTATCTTCGGCAAGGGCATCTACTTCATACCATTTGTTAGGAACTCCTAAGAATTCTGCTGCTGTTGGTATATTTGTATATTCAGTACCACTTTTAAGTAATACACTTGTGATTCCCAATACATTTTTTTCAGGTAAGAACAATTCAAAAAATGGTTTAACATCATTTGGAGTAATAACCCTTTTGAAAACTTTAGTAATACCATTAACAACTAATTCTCTCTTGGTAATAGTATAATTAACCAAAACATTATTTGCATTGAAGTTAGGTATTTTTAATCTGTTGGGAAACCCTTGGGCATTATATGGTGATGTAAAATCAACGTCATATATGTTTTCAAATATTATACCAGCTCCTGACACTTGAGACCCTCTCGCTAAAGTTCCAAGATATCTCTCATCTTCTTTATCTCCAAAGGCCGGTACAGTAATCGAAAAATCCACTAAAGACACTGATGGTCTTTGTCCAGGAAGTTTCAATCCATAAGTTCTTGCAATATTATATATTGAAGATCTTTGTTGTGCGTATTGAAGTACTGTTTCCTGAATACTTCTATCTATGTGATAATGTAAGTTATCCGCTACCGCAGCATTCAAGTCCAAAAATACTGAGAATACAGATGCGTCATTAAAATCCTGAATCAGTTCAGGATAATATGTTCTCACATAATTTAATAACTCAGTTCTTATTCCTTGATAATCTCTGGTTGTATATGAAATTTTACGATTTGCCATCTATATTAAATATTAATAATAACAAAATCACTTTGAGCAAAAGTCGATCTGTTGTTCGAATAATCTATTCTAATTTTAGCGGTATATTCCGAAGTTCCTTTTCCAGGTAATCTATAAATTGGAGACTCGCTTGTTCCAAGTGTATTTTCACCTAACATGGTATCAACTTCTTCCATTGGGTCAGCGGGTGTAATTGATATTTGATTCAATAACAGGTTTGGCATATAAACTTGGACAGCGTCTCTAATATCTGATTGTATTGCCTCAAAAGTTAATCCATCAAATGGCTCAAATAAAAATTCATACAGTCTTGTTCCAAAATCAGGTAAAAAATACCTACTACCCTTTCTAGTTAAAAGAAGGTGAATTAAGTCAGATTTAATTTGCTGAGATTCTAATTGGGTAAGTTCTAAAAAATCACCCCGTCTAGAATCTCTGAAAGGAAAGTTTATTCCATATGTTACTCCGTTCGCCATAAAGATAAATATAAGACCCTTGTTTTTCCTTATAAATAGCCACAAATAAAAAATCCCGATATATATCGGGATTAATTATTTAATTAGGAAGAACATCCGAAACATTCAATTTCCATTCCTTCAGGTTTTGGTGGTAAATTCATACTACTATAATCAACTTTAGGAACTTCAACATTTGGTTTAGGTTTATTTGACTTTGATAAGTCCAAAGCTAAGTGTTTAGCTCCAGTTGAAATTGCCTTAGTTCTTACATAATAACACAAAGTTTTTAATCCTTTTTCCCATGAATGGAAGTGAGATGATGTAATTTTAGACAATGTAGGATTGGACATATAAATGTTCATAGACTGAGACTGGTCAATAAATGGTGCTCTGTCCGCCGCCATATTAATTAAGTCTCTCTGAGAAATCTCCCAAATTGTTTTGTATTTAGGAATTAAATGCTCAATTCTTTTTACCTTTTTATTATAGTTTTTATCCTCAGGGTCAAGGTATTGGTTGAAATTAATGTTTTGAATAGATCCTTCGTTCAAAATGATTTCATTCTTCAAATCTTCAGACCAAATACCAATTTTTTCAAAATCATTAATTAAGTACTTGTTCACAATCATAATTTCACCACCAACAACTCTTCTATTGAATAATGCCGAATGTGCTGGTTCGGTCATCTCAAATGATCCAGTGATTTTTGCTGAGGACGCAACTGGCATCTGAGCGGTAAATAAGGAGTTACAAACACCAAACTCTTGAACATCTTTCTTTAATGTTTCCCAATCTAAGAATAACTCAGAGTCATTAATTTCCCACATATCAAATTGAAAGATACCTTTTGACATTGGAGAACCTTTGAAGAATTCGTAAGGTTTTCTAATTCCATTCTTACACAAATCATTACTTTCAGTAATTGCCGCGAAATAAATTGCTTCGAAAATATTTTTGTTCAAAGTCTTAGCCTCTTCGGAGGTGAAGACATAATCTAAAAGACAGAAAACATCCGCCAAACCTTGTACTCCAATACCAATCGCTCTTTGTTCCAAACCTCCTTTAAGACCCTTTTCAGTGGAATAATTATTCTTATCGATAACATTGTTCAATGCTCGTACCGCCTTTCTAACTTCTTGAATTAATAACTTATAGTCAAACTTTCCTTCAACAATAAAGTTTTTAAGAACGATTGAAGATAAAGTACAAATCGCTGTTGTGTTCTCATCAGTATACTGATAGATTTCATTACATAAATTAGATTGTTTAATCACACCAATATTTTGATGATTTGTTTTCTTGTTCGCACTATCCTTAGCACATAAGTAAGGGACACCTGTTTCAACTTGAGATTCAATAACTTTACTCCAAATCTCTTGTGCTTTTACTTTACGACCAATACCAGCATCTACCGCCAACTGATAGTTTCTTTCATATTCGTCTCCAAAACATTCCTGTAAAGGTTTGATACCTGCTTTGATAATATCATTTGGACAGAACAAATACCAATCTTCATTGTTTTTAACCGCTCTCATGAAATTATCAGGAATCCAAAGTGCTGTAAATAAGTCTCTTGCTCTCAATTCTTCCGCTCCTGTATTCTTTTTGATATCCAACAAGTCGAAAATATCTTTGTGCCACGGTTCCAAATAGATTGCAGCACTACCAGGTCTTCTACCTTGTTGATTAAAGAATCTTAAAGATTCATTAACAATCTTCAAGTACTTCAACAAACCACCGGCGAATCCACCTGAAGACGTAATTCGACTTTCTTTACTTCTGATGTTTGACATGGACAATCCAATACCCGCAGCATCTGAAGAATATGTTGAAATATCATTCAAGGTTTTTAATAATCCTTCTCTTGAATCTGAATTATTATAATGTAATACACAAGAAGCAAGTTGAGGAACTTTGGTTCCTGCGTTAATCATTATTGGAGTCGCCTTAGAAATTCTTTGACTTGATAATGAATGATAATACTCTACCGCCTCTTCGAACGAATTGGTTACCCACAACGCCACTCTCATGTACATATGTTGTGGTCTTTCAATTGTTCTTCCT